CGGCATTTTTCTAAAGCCGCCTCGGTTTCTTTTACCTTTTTTGCCTGCTCGTCGTATGTTTTCTGTAGTACCGCCTGCTTTGCTTTCAGCGCATCTACGCTGCTTGCATTGTCCTTATATTCAGCCGTTACAAGTTTCATTTCAGAATTAAGCACTTTAAGGGTGCTGTTAATTTCCTTGCAGGCTGCTTTATACTCTGCCTCTCCGTCAAAACTTAACCTTGTTTTGACGTTCTGCGTCTTATCTGCCATAATTAAAAGCCCCCTAACGCTATGTCTATATCGTCCATGTTTTCTGTAGCTGCTGGTGTTCCCGCCTGTTCCTGTCGGAAAATGTGCGGGTTATATTCCTTGTGATATTTAAACAGTGTCGTTATCTGGTATGGTGTTTTTCTCCATGCCTCACGTTCCCTGTATCTCAAAAGCACTACTGCAATATACAAAAGCCGTGCAGTATCTAATTTTCCTGCACGGCTGCCCTGTTTCCCTCTTCTGTTGTTTCTTCTCCGTCGTTTTCGTTCTCTGTGTCGCTGTTGTCTCCCGCAGTTCCTCTGTAGAACGATTTAAAAATAGCGCTCTGTACTTCCTGCAAATTTCCTGCGTGTATCAGTCTGCCTACCCTCTTCTCTTCAAGCAGCTGGGCGTTTTCGTCCTCTGCTAAAAGTGCCTCGTTAATAAGCAGCGTAAGTAACCACCTTGTATCTTTAAAAAGGTTTGGGTTATCTTTATTGAATACCTCACTTAATTTGTCGTAGCCCCCAAACTTTTCCTGTACTTCGTCTAATGCGTTCAGCGAAAAAAGTAAACCATATTCTTTGCCGTTCAGCTCTACGGGAAAAGCCCCGCTCTTTAATGCTCCCATGATATAAAATTAAGGCGCAGCCCATGCTACGCCTCTCTCCTTTCCTGTTTTATACACTTTCCATTGCTGCTGCCTTTTCCGGCACTGCTGTAAACCACGTTTTAGCCGCTGCGCTTTCCTCTGTTCCCACAAAGTCTGCTTTCCACAAGTTATCTTTCTTTCTTGTTGTAAAAGATGCCTCAATGTCCGGCGTGTTAAACTTGATACTCTCGCCCTTTGTTTCGTACTTTTCAGACGGTACTTTAAATTTTGCTTTAAGCAGCCATACGTAACGGTATTTACCACCCGTTTTCTTAGCTCTGAACCCTACAGCAACATACGGCGGCTCGTCCTCTTTTCCCGCCCATACTACGCTGTTCTTATCTACTGCCTGTCCCAGCAGCTCTGCCAGCACTTCCGGCGTAAGGTCTTTAATTCCCAGCTTAAGCGTTCCGCTTGCAAACTCCGTGACGCTCTCGCTTAATGTGTCGTCTGCATACAAGCTGCCGTCTGCTGTCTTTACGGATAAATCGGCGCTCATTGCCTCTGCCATTTTCTTAGGTGTCCCGTAGCTCTCTGCTCCGTCTGCCTCTGTGCATACGGCGTAATATAAATCTTTCAGTCCCAGTGTCATTGTTTAATCACTCCTCTTTCAAAATCTCGACTGTGATAGGCACTAACCAGTACCCCGTTTCTGTTTCGTAGCTTTCTGCGTCTATGCTGTTGATATAAACGCCTGCTGCTTTCAATACCTCTTTTGTCTTATCAAGCTGCGCCTCAAAATCGCCCTTATGGAAAAGCGTAACTCTATACATTTCCCTGCGCTCTTTCTCTTCGTCGTCTGCATTTACCGCAGGCGTACCCAGCAGCCGCAGAAACGTATAATATGCGTCTGGCTTATCCCGTCCAGTGTAAACGCCTCTCTGGGCTGGCAACCCTGCGCTTTCTAAAATCTCCTGTATACTCATTCGCCTGTTTCACTCTCCCATATACTGCGCTGTGCCTCTACTACCTTTTCGTGCGCCTTTTCGTTTGCCACTGTCATATAAGGGCGTGCAGCGTGGCTACTTGTGCCGTACTCTGCCACAAAGCCGATTGTTGCATAGCGCACCTTGCTTTTATCTCCTTTTCTGTCGTTTCCATGCTTTGCCCGTCCCTGTGGGTATATCTCTACGTATTTCTCCGTATCGTCGCCCTTTACGTCCGTAGCTTTTATGGAATTGATAAAACCGCCCGTTTCATTCAGTCCCATTGCCTGTGCCTCTGCTCTCTGTGCCTCTATCAGCACATCAGCACCAGCTTTAAGCATTTTGGGGACTGCCTCAACTGTAGCCGCCTCTCTCCGGCTGAAAGCGTCTATAATATCTTCCAGCCCGACTGTGTTAAACTCTCCCATGCTTACACCTCGTTTCTGTGGCGTAAATCTGTAAGCGTAAGCTCTATGGTGTCTGTTCCTGTATCGTAGGTCTTAAGTACAAAATAGCGCCGCCCGTTTACTTCTACTACGTCCTCGCCGCCATAATCTGCCTTGTGTACCTCGTACTTTGCCTCTACCAGTTTTCCTGTCTGCTGGCTCTTAAAATATTCACTGTACCCTACTGATTTTTTGTTACAGAATACAGTGTGTGTGCTTTCTTCCGGCTTTACTGCAAAGCCGTTTTTATTTACCCTGTTTTCTGCTGTTGTTTCTGCAATAAGTGTTAATTCGTCCAGCCACTCCACCGCTTTACACCCCACTTTCTGTGCTGTTGGTGTCCGTTTCGGACACTTGCGGCGCTGTGTTGTATTCTGCTGATAAAGATAAGCGCATTTTAAGTGCGTCGTATGACTTTCTAAATTGTTCCGCAGCATTGTTAAAACCAAACTCTGCCTTGCAATACAGTGTAATTGCTCTGATAATCAACCCGTCTGTCTCTTTTATCACTTTTACGCCGTCGTTTTTCATATCAGCTTTGCAGGCGGCTATACAGTCGTTTATTTCCTCTGTAATTTTCTCACTGGTGCTGCTGATACGCAGCGCCGCCCGCATTTTCTCGGTTAATGTTGTGGTATCTGCTGCCATAGCCTGCACCCTCTTTCTTACTCTTCTATTACTGCTGCTACGCCTGCCTCTTCCAGAACTGCTGCACGTTCTCTGCTTACTGCGTATTCGTCCCCAGTATCCTTAATCTGGTTTAATTCCTTGTCAAGGAAACGGCGCTGTGCTTTTACTTTTACAAGCTCTGTGGCTGCCTCTTCCTCTTCGGCTTTCGCTGCTGCCTCTGCTGCCGCCTCTTCCGCTGCTCTTTTATCCTCTTCTGTAAGCTCGCTTTCGTCCGGTATGTCTACCTCAACCGCTGCGCAGCGTGTAGCAATTTCTTTCTTTGTTCCCTCTGCATCTACACCCAGCTGCTTTGCCAGTTCCTGCAAATCTTCTTTCTTGTAGCTTTCCAGTTCTTTAGCGTCTAAATACCCTTTCATGGTCTACCTCGCTTTCTGGCAGCCAGTGTTTATACACCAGCTGCCTTGTTAATTACACTGCCTCGATTTTCTTTACAACTACAAGGCTGTTTTTGTCTACTACCTTGCCGTCTACAAGCATAATGCCCTTTGTAATCTGGTCGTCTGTGTCGTTGTCCTCATACTTCTTTACGCCCATAGAGTAGTTTGTATTAAGCACGTAGTCCTTGAAATTGAAAAGGAATGCAAAAATTGTATCTTTCGCAAGTGCTGCGCTGTAGCTTGCTACGTAATCGCAAAGTACAACTGTTCTGCCTAAAAGCGTTCTCTCCGGCTTTCCAGATGTTCCATAGTTCACTTTTGCGATAGGCTGCCCGTTCTTATCTGTCATGCCTACATATTCCATAAAGGTCTTTTTACTCATGCACCACACAGCGCCATTTTCATAAGCCATAGGTAAAGCACCCTCTGCCTTAATCAAATCACTGTAAGACGGTGCGGCGCTCTCGATTGTCTGCCCGTCGGCTGGTGTCTCTGCTAAAATTCCTTTCGGTTTTCCTGTTCCGTTTCCGTCAATGATTGCCTGCTCTAACGCTTTTGTCATTGCCTCAACAATATTGTTAATAAGCAGTGTTTCAAAAGCGCTGATTGCCATTGTATCTACTTCCAGAGATACGGCTACTGCACAGCGCAGCTTATGGTATGCAAAAGTAATCATACCGTCTTTTGCAATATTCTTTTTCTGCTTGTCGCTGCCCGCTCCCTCATTTACCCATGTTGCAGTAGGCTTTACAGTAGATACGGGGATAGAAACGCCGCCCTTGTATGCAGTTCTGGTTACAAGGGCTAAAATCATACCTGTGCTTTCCAGCTTTTCTACAATCTGGTTAAGCACTGTGGTAGGGATAACTGCGCCTACGTCTGTGCTTTTGCTTACCGCATCTGCTCTGTACTCTTTCGGCAGCGCCTCGCCTCTGCATACATATTTCATAAATGCTTTGCGGTATTCCATGCTGCCGTATTTGTCGTCGTTATCGCCCTCGCCAGCTGCTCCCTTGAAATTTCTAAGCACTCTCTGCTGTCCGCTGCCGTCTCCCTCTCCGTCGCCTACGCTTTCGCCTGCTGCAATTCTCGCAAGCAGTGCGCTACGCTTTTCTGCTGCTGCCTTAATTGCCGCTCTCTCTTCCTGTAAAGCTGTTACCTCATTCTCCAGCGCTGTAATTTCTTCCTCTTTCAGCTCCGCTGCTCTTGTGGTAAGCTCGTTTTTAATTGCTGCTAATCTTTCCTCAATTTCTTTTAATCTCATTGTTATGTTTCCTTTCTGGTCTTGGATTTTATAAGCTCGCTCTAATCTTTAGTATTGCTGCCCGCCTCTTAAGCAACTCCTGCCGCTCCTGCTCGTAACTCCTACTCGCAAAAGCACGGGCGCTTATTTCAGTATCGCCGTTTGCTGGAATGCTCACGGCTGATACATCATAAACTTTCTTGATTTTCAAAATCGTCCTTGTATGTGTTTCTCTGTCGTAGCTTTCCTCTGCTACGCTAAAAGCCCATGACATTTTATTTATCATGCCCGCCTCTATGTCTTGGTATAGCCCACGGGCTAAATCTGTCTTGCCTAAATCAGCTGCCACCTTAAGCCCTTTATAGTCCGGCTGTAAAATCAGTGTCTTATTTGACTGTCTGGCAAATACCCTGCCCTCATGGTCGTACTGCATGATAACGTCGCTCATGTCTGCACCGTCTAAAGCGTGTGCGTCTATTCTTTCGTAAATCTTTGTGCCGTCCTCAAATTCATACAGCAAATACGGCGTATCAAACGTAGTGGCGTAACCCTCTACGTAATACTCCGTCTGTATCAATTTCGTTGCACTCTGCGCTGTCAATGGCGCTGCCAGCGCCCTATATTCCCGCTCTTTCTTAATCGGCATTATTTACACCCTCTTTCTCTCCCAGCCCGCCTGCTGGTTCGCCTGCTGCCGCTGGCGGTGTCTGCTGCGGCTCTGCCTGCTGCCCTGTTGCTATGGGCGCTTGCTGTATAATTATCTGTGGCTTTCCATTACTGTTTTGCAGTTCGCTTACCTCGGTATACTCTTTGCGGATATAATACTTTTCCCCGTCCTCAACGTGTGCCATGTTCCATATATCCATAACGCCGTTTCTGTTCAATAGCGCACGGTCAAAAAGCTGTGTGCTTACACTTAACTTTGTGGCGTTGCTGGCATATTGCAGGCGGTTTGCAGAAAAGAAAATAGCATTACCGCAAGCTCTTTCTCTCTCGGTAAAACTCATATTTGTCATAACAAGCGATAGCTGTATTGC